ATACTATCCTGATTTGTTAGTCGAAGCAGATTTGTCAACATTGACATACAAATGGGATTCGGTGCCTGTAGAAAATTTTACAGAGTATGCAAACAAGTATGATATACCATACAAGGAACTTTTCTCGGATATGGACAAAAGAGGTTTATTATATCCTGTAATTATTCGTGATTTAAAAGCGAACGGTATCTATCGGAAATATCAATGTGGTGGTCGAAGAATAATATGGGCGAAGCGAAATGGGTATACTCATATAAGTGCTTATCTAGTAAAAGATTGGGTAAGTGAGAAAGGTCGAAAAGAAATTGATGAAATAGTTAAAGACCAATGGTTTCGAATTGACTAAATAATATAGATGAATAAAATACGAGGTAAATACTTATGTTAGAAATCGTAGTAATGGCGTATGCCATAGCAATTGTAGGTGGATTTATAATACAGTCCACAGGAATATCATCCATCTAATAATCAATCACAATCATTATACAAAGGAGAACTCTTATGGATAAATGGATTAAAGATACTAACGCATGGAAAGACTATGGGCTAATTGTTTTAGCCATAGCTATGTTTACAGGTGTACTACCTGTCATGGCATTAATTAAGTGGGGTCTTATCGCATGGGTCGCTGTCAATTTATGGCAGAGATGGAATAGCAAATAAGGAAAAATTATGAGAGACATAACCAAAAATCGTTGGAAGAAAATAATTTATGTCTTAATTGTAATTGGTGCTTTTTGGGTAGGACATCAATATGGTGAGCAAGCAGCTCAATTCATAGAAGACGCACCTATACCAAAAGTAATTATTGAAATGCCTTCTGACGAATTAGAAATACCTACTGCTTCTGAAGAAGTAAGAGGTTAATTAAATTAGACCGTATCTTTTTAAGGTACGGTCTTTTCTATCTGATTAAAGTAAGCCCAATAGTTTTCACCACTATCAGTTTCATAACTAATTGAACCTAGATAATTCATTTCAGTATCGTATTGATCTAAACTGATACCTGATTCACCAGCAGGATCTGATGTAGTAAGACCAATAGAGATATTTGTAATTGTACCTTCTCTACCTAGAAGTGATCTATCATTAACAGCAACCTTGTCGCCAATCTTAATTAACATAATATAGTTTCCTTTCGTTTATCTTAAATATAGTGGACCAGTCCATTGCACAGGATAATTACCTTCAAGCACATTACCCCTTGCTTGATTCATTGCCGGTTTACTCCAAGACGCAGCTTTAAGAACATCGCCTTTCTTAAACTTAGGTTGTCCACCTGGTGTAAACATATCTTCTTTCACTATAAAAGAATGAACAGAATTTTTTGCAACAACCTTAATATACTTTTGACCTTTTAGAATCTTCCAAGAATTTTCAAATTCGTCAATCATATTTTTATTGGTTATATCTCTCGCATAATCTTCATTACACGCATGAATCATATTCCAGATACCGTCTTCGATATTCTGTGCAGGTTCTACTTTAATCATTAAGCAATTCCTTTCATTAGAGAGTAAGGCACTCTCCATTTATTAGTTCTTTTTGCTAAATTATCATAGACAGAGATAATTGCTTTTGTAGGATTCATCTTTTCGATAACACCTACTTTTTTTAAACCATTTCTAGGTTTACCAAACATAACTTTCTGACCAACAGAAAATTGAGTAGAAGAAAGAACAGAAGTTCTTTTACGGTTTTGTTTGATTGCGTCAATGATTAAACTGATTTCGTTTTCACTCATACTTTTAACTGCATTGACAACTTGCATTAGATCGTTATATTTCATAATATAGTTTCCTTTCGATTAATTAATTTGTAACTCTAATTGTTTGATAACATTATCAAAGTTAATCTTGTAAGTATTTGGGAAAGATGTATCTCTCACAAATTTTAAAAGTTTAATTTTTTCTTGCGGTGTTTTCGCAAGTTTAAACTGTGTGTATATTTCTTCTAGTGTCATATTGATTTTCATAATGTTTCCTTTTTTCATAATATAAATATATCTTACACGGTATTCCTTTGATAGTCAAGGGTTTTACTAAAAAAAAATATAAAAAAATGGTAATATTTTATTACCTAACCCCTTGATAAATAAGGGTTTTTTAAGGGTGCGACAATATTGACCAATTTTGTTCATGTTTTGTTCGCATATAATATGGAGAAATTATGAAAATTATAGACATGTGGAATGGTATTTGGGGTATAAAAGAAAAGAAAACAAAGAAATCTGAACCCAAAATTAAGAAGAAAAAGAAAACAACTAAAAAGAAAAAAGGAAAGAAATAATGGAATGTACAAACTGCGGACATGGGTGTCATTGTTCTAATGGTGGCTCTTGTCAAGTATCATATTGTACCTGTTCAGTCTGTGAGCATGAGTAATGGCTAGAGGTCAAACAGTAGTATCATATGAAGAAGGACCTAAGAAACGCACATCTATCGGGCAAAGTCCTAGATCAAGACCTAAGAATAAAAATGCCAGACGACAGTTCAAAAGAAATGTCGGACAAGGTAAAAGAAGATAATGGGTTCTGCTGTATCAAGATCAGGATTAGATAAACATGTAGGTCATCTAAGTCCTACCCCTAATCCTTTTCATCAAACTGCATATACTGGTGGTTCTAGTAATGTGAAGACAAATGGTGCAAATACTATTCGTATTGGGGATTCTACAACTTGTGGCGATCCTGCAACTGGTGGATCAACCACTGTATTTGTAAATGGTAAAGGAGTACATAGAGAAGGTGACGCAACAGGTGGTCATGGGTCTTTCGTACCTAATTCATCTGCCTCAGGTTCTTCTAATGTTTTTGCAGGTTAGCATGATAAATAGTTATCATGGCAATACTTCAATCGGGATACACAGACGCTTCTAGAACAAACGCAAGTGCTAGATCAACTAAACTTTATAGAGACATTGCTCTATCATTTGAAAAGAATGCAGCGACTAATGATGTTATTGTCAAGAAAGACATTGACGCAGTAAAACAGTCAGTAAAAAATCTCATATTAACAAATCACTATGAGAGACCTTTTCGTCCTGAAATAGGATCAGGCGTATCACAACTTTTATTTGAACCTTTAGATCCAATTACAGCACAATCTTTAAAAAGAGTTATAGGTGAAGTCATAACTAATTTTGAACCTAGAGCACAATTAATATCTGTTGACGCTAGACCAGAATTAGATAGTAATGCATATGAGGTTACGATAAATTTTCGTGTAGTAAATGTACCAGGTGAGTTGGTTACACTTACGACACTATTAGAAAGAAGTAGATAAAATGGCAAGAAGAATAAATGTCACAGATTTAGATTTTGATGGTATCAAAAATAATCTTAAAACATTTTTAAAACAACAAGATCAATTAACTGATTATGACTTTGAAGGTTCAACTATGTCTACCTTGTTAGATGTTCTTGCTTACAATACACACTACAATGCTGTGTATGCTAATGTTCTTGCCAATGAAATGTTCTTAGATAGTGCTGATTTAAGAAACAGTATTGTCTCTCATGCTAAACATGTTGGTTATACACCTAGAAGTGCAACGGCACCTGTAGCATTTTTAAATGTAACGGTTAACAATGCAACTGGTTCTACATTAACAGCAGCCAGAGGCACAACTTTTACCACAACTGTTGATGGCACATCATACAACTATGTTGTTAGAGACGCAACAACAATTACACCAACTGATGGTGTTTATACTTTTTCAAGTTTACCTGTGTATGAAGGAACATTAATTGATAACAAATACACAGTAGATACCACAAATGCTGATCAAAGATTTTTAATACAAAATGATTTAGCAGATACTACAAGTTTAAAAGTTACAGTTCAAAATAGTTCAAGTGATAGTACAACAAGCACATATACACTTGCAACTGATTTAGCAGATATTACATCAACATCAAAAATTTATTATCTTGAAGGTGCTGAAGATAATCAGTATGAAGTTAAGTTTGGTGATGGTATACTTGGTGCAGCTTTATCAACTGGTAACATTGTAACGCTATCTTATATTGTCACAAATGCTGAAGAAAGCAATGGTGCAAGTTCATTTAGTTTATCAGGAACACTTGGTGGATTTTCAAATGTGACAATTACTACTGCGACTAATTCAGCAAATGGTGCTCAACCAGAAACACCTGATAGTATTCGTTTCAATGCACCTAAACAATATGCCTCACAAAATAGAACAGTCACCACAAATGATTAT